GACGATAGCCGTACAGAACGGGAATATATTATACTTAATATCATCCCTCATCGTAACCTCCCCATTCTCTATATATCCTACGCTCTCGACTTTACCAACCGTCTCGTTGGTAAAATCATTCTCGGATACCATCAACGTACCATTATCATCACTTACGCTAAAATTAGGTCTTCCCGGCAAAACACTGGTAACTGTACCTACGAACGGTATATCAATCTCGCCAGTAACAGATCCTATATTATCCCTATATAACTCAAAGGCCCTACTCCTTAAATCAACGTTACTTCCTTTTGAATCCGGGTCATTGGCTTTCAGTACCGAGACGAAATTGCCGTCGCTATCCACGATCTTAATAACCATATTATCAACCAGCTCTCGGTAAGCCGACTTAGTCTCATCAGAATTAGGATCAACGGCGTTAAGGCTATTGTATTTATCATACAATTCCTTGGTATATGGATCTGACATATCCATCTTAAACCTTACCATATCACCCTTGCGAAGGCTAGCCGCTGCTTCCTGATTCACCGACTCGTTGTTAGATCCAAACGTATCACCCGTATAATAAGGGACAATAGATCCATCCTGCCCCTTGCGATACACCATGAACCAGTTGGAGGTCGACAAGGCGGTTTGCCGCCCCAATATGACACCGGTAGCGTTCTCGAAAGCCTGAGCGTCATCCTCGCTAATCATCCATCTTGAGTGGTTATTCGACTCTATAACAGTAAATATGTCGGTTCCGTTGGTGAAATCCATCACCCTTCCATTATCAGTATCAGTGGCATCAGATCTTTTAAGCCCAAGACTGTCCATAAACCTATCAAGTCTCATTCCGCCAACCTCATAATACATGACCCCACCGATCTCTCTCTTCTGGGCCATCAACACCACCGGGTTCTGGGCGGCGTTAACTTCCGTCCTGCCGGTGGATGTCCCGGGTTCGCTCTCTGTGAGGACATCACCCATAGGTATGGATTTATCGTAATCCTTGACAGCTATACTTCCGTTATCATACAACCTCATCCATTCCACGAATTGAAGAAGAGGCCCATCGGAATAATTATTGATAATATCAATAGCCTCATTAAGCTTATCCTGATCAATCTCATTGCCATTGTCAGCCTCATTCATAAGATCATTATAAGTCTTTATAGCTTCTTTGATCTGATCCTGATCAAGACCATTGATATTCATATCTACAATATCATCAACAGCGTCCTTGATATTATCATAAATATTATCATGGATCTTCAATCTATCTATTATCGATCTAGCCTTATTGATCCTTGAAATAGGATTATCCCCAAACCCGTTAACTAGACTATCGACACGAGGCTTGTTATTATCATATATCTGTCTCTCCCTAGGAGATAAGACATCCTCATTACCGTTCCATATCTTTATAGCTATATTATTGATTCTATCGTCAGAAGGATTTATGATATCCTCATCATCAGGAACCCTCTCGACTATATTACCTTCATCGGTCTTAATCTCGTTCTCCATAGATCTGGCTATCATATGATTATATGTCTTGAACATAAATGCCTCATCCTCCCCTATAAGACCATCTTGGTAAGCCTTGTCTATAGCTTGGTCGTTGGCGTAAAGATCATTGGCATCAGGATTATCAGTATTCCTGAAATCATACTTGCTATCATCCTCCTCATAAGTCTTACCCCATACGTTCGATAATATCTTCATGAACCCGCGCTCCTGCGCCCGGATGAATCTTCTGTCACGCATACGACGAAGAGACTCGTTTATATTCTTATAAGCCACAAGATTATGACGATACTCACTAAGCAATGCCATAGCCTCCTTATAATTATCAACCCCACGGATAGATACGACGTTCTCAAAATCAGCTATAGTATCATAAGCCGCCATAAGATCAGCGGCACTGATCCTTGAATCATTTCTATTTAAGAACAACTTAGATATATCAGCCTCTGAGTTAATTAACGTAGTTAATTTCCTCTCCAATGCGATCCTATCCTCTGTTAATTTAAGAAGCCTATCATTCTCCTTGACCAACTTAGCCTTATCAGATTCAAGAGCGTCCTTCGACGCGACACTTTGTTGAAGCCTCAAGATATTCTT